GTCCGGCCGGCCCCACAATTGGGTGCCCGCAACCGTCCCCCCTTTCCGAACCGCGTGAGAGTGCAAGTCATCCCTGAACCAGGGAAGTTTCGCATTATCACTGCAGGTCCCGCGTTCCTCTACACCTACCTACAGGGTCTCCAAGGAGTCCTGTTGGATAAATGGAAGAAGCAACGCTGCGCTACGATGAGCGCGGATTGGGAATCTGAAGTCGAAACTTGGGTAGCCCCTAAGGGCTGGCTGTGGAATTCCGGGGACTACAAGGCTGCGACAGATCAGCTCAACATTTCTTCATCAAAGACTTGTCTCGATGAGGTGTTGAGAGTCGCTGGCCTCGAAAGCCTCTATGTGGGTCTAACTGATGCTGAGATTGAGTACTCAGACAAAGACCGAACAGAGGGTATGTCCGCGTCAGTATTCCAGAGGAATGGACAACTGATGGGCCATCCGCTCTCGTTTCCAATTCTCTGTATGATCAACCTCGCTGGTCTCGAAAGAGCCATTGAGATCGGTCTGCAGAGTGAGGTTATCGATCGAGCCGATGCCACCTTCATCCGACGTCACTGTAAGATCAACGGTGACGACATCCTCTTTCCGTGTCCTCCGAAGTTCGTGGCAATCTGGGAGCAGACTGCATCCGAACTGGGCCTCAAGCTCTCCATTGGGAAATCTTACTCTTCCGAGTACTTCGCAATGGTGAACAATGTGATGTTTCACATGGGACCCACCGGTGGACGGCGAATTGGTTACGTCAATCAGAAACTCATCCTGAACTTCTCTTTGAAGGCAGGTGAGGACCTGAAATCCCCACTCGAAATCGGCACCGCGTTCAACGCGATGTTCGACAACTGTGAGGTGGCACTACCGTTTCTCTCCGACGCGATTGAGAATCGCAAACTGGAGAAGACCTATGGCTATCAGCCCAACTTCTTCGTTAATTCGAAGCTTGGAGGACTGGGGGTTAATCCCAAATATGCCAAAGGTGACATTCGGTTGACCAGGACGCAACGGAGAGTTGCAGCATTGTTCGCGGAAGATGTTCTATCGTCCTTCTTGTGGGCTAACGGGTTTGCCACCCGTGGGCCCCTTCAGAAGTTGATGAAGGAACTTCCCGCTCCGAAGCTGTCAACGTCTTCGAATGTGGAGAGGTATGAGATGAGGTACCGACCGCTGCTGACGAAGTCTGGAGTGATCATCGAGTCCCAATGGGATTCTGATCCGTCCAGCTACCAGCAGTGGGTAGCCCTCCTGACGAGCATGACTGCCTCCCTTGAGGAGAAGGCGGTGAGGAAGTTGAACTCCCGCAAGATCTCGTCAGTCAATCCCATGAAACGCTCAAAGGTTCTGTCAATGGAGCCCCAGTGGTTGTTCCCGACTCTTCCGAGTCCGGCCACGGGGTTCACATACAGCTACTGAGCGTTACCTCTGAAAGGGGGTCTGAGTTCTTAAATGGTCCAAAACGTTGGAACGAGAACACTCAATCCGTAAAGATTTACGTACTAAGTATGTCCTGTAATTCCTGATAAAGGACGTATGGAACGTCGAGAGACTGCACGGATCAGCTCCGAAAGGAGTGAGCTCAGATGAACAGTCCCACCACTGGGAAGGGTGGTGGCCCCGATGTCTTCCCAAACCATCCGCGGGCTTCGCCAACGCTTGGTTGACCTTGAGAACCGGTCAGCTAAACGAGACGGCCGCACCACTGCAGGTGCCGCACGTCCCAAGCCAGGTTCTCGCCGCGCACGACGCCAGCGACGTGAAAACGTCGAAGCGTCCGGTTCGGGGGGCGCAGGAGGCTTTCACAGCCTTCCTGTCGCCCGTTCGTTCAAGAGTACGATGTCCTCACACTTCGCTACCTCGACGCCTCCGCGTCATAGCGAGTTTGGACAAGGGATTCGTTGCACTGGCACGGAAG